CTAATTTGTTTTAATATCTTTATCATTGTTGCTTTTCCTTTTAATTCCTATATCACGCACACCGCTGATACCGAGCATAATTGCCAGACTTGTCAGTAGTTGCTCCCAATCTACCAGTTCCACATCAAAATATGGTGCAATTACGCAATTATTGAGAAAACCGTAACATAAAATCCAACCAATTAACGGAATCCATGAGCGTTTATTTAATTTTGGCATAACTCAATTCCTTGTTGGATTGTTTCGTCAGAATAAGGCTGAATACCGTTTTCCATACGAATGACAGCCTTGATAAGCACTGTCAACACGCCACGCTCCTCAATATCTATTATTGTGTCCGGATAAACACCGAGTTGTTTGGCAACCGACTGGATGTAGGCGGTGGTCTGGTTTTCATTCGGTGGTGCGTAACGGCTGATAATCTGTCGAACCGTGTTTAAACCGTGAATTTTCTTATAATTGACAAGAACCTTTGCCAATGCTCGGATGCCATAAATCGAATCTGTAAAAACGCAAAAGGCAGAATCTATCTTCTTGCCGTCTGGGTTTAAGCCATACCAATTCGCACCGTGCCGGATATTTCCGGGATTATTGTTTCTTATGCCTCTTGGTCGTTGATCCATTGTGTATCTCCCATATCATTTCTCTTAAATCGTCAATTTTGAGTTCAAGCCGGTTAATGTGTACCTGTGTCGCATATTCCCGAGCAACCTGAACTTTAAAATCGCTGAGTTCCTTGCGTATTTCGCCAAACTTATAAACCAGCCAGACAAAAGCTGGAACGCAGACTATCTGTAAAAACTGCAACCAATCCATTATGTTTTGTAAACCTCCTCACTTTCATTAACACAAGATATTTCCACGGTATCGCCGCGAGGACGCACCCCGATAACCTTTGCCATCATTGACATCTTGCCCTTTGTGCCAAAAGCAAAATGCGTTCGCTCTCTGGCTGTGCCGGTATAAATTTCAAAATCCGGCGTTGTTTGCAGAACGGCCTCGCTATCCACCGCACCACGGACAACTTGATAAACATCGCTCATAGAACCATTCTGCAACCTAAAACTGATAAAATGCTCTTCGTTCTGTTTCCAAATCAGGCTTTCCGAGAGCTTCAGCATATTGCCGGAGATTGACAACACTTCGCCGCCTTGTCCCCATTCGCACATATCATGAGTTATGCTGATTAAATCGCCGTATGTCGGTATCAGCCCCTCAAGTTCTGTACTGAATGTGATATATTTTCGCCGATAACGGTTGCAGGCACACATATAATAGCCTTCTCGTTCAGCGTGAGCTTTATCTGTGCAACCAAACAAATCCACATTAGCGGGATTTTCTTCGGTGCTGTCAGGAAGTTTGGTTACGACATCGTCATATTTCCAGTATTTATTTGAGAAATATTGCACTTTGACACTATCCGCCGTATCTTCAGACGGCATGACATATTCTATTGAAAAGCTGTCTTTAATAATGTTTCTCGGTGTAAACATTGCGGTAGGTATAGTTTTCGGCTCATCACGAATAATCCGTACCATACCCGATTGCAGAATAGGCAAAGCTCTGCCGCACCGAGCAACTTTTGACATTGCCTCCCAAATTGTGGTCGTGCTATCAAAAATTCCGTCAAAATAATCACCGCGGCTTTCCCAGACCTTATCTAACTGTTCCAATTCAGCTAAATGTATGCGTTCATCAGGCAATTTGCCGCCATATTGGGCTTTTAAGATGTCGGCAATGCTCCAAGCTATGGAACGACAGGCAACCGGCTCGCTCCAACCGGTTTCGTTGTTCCATTTCTTAACCTTGCGAGTAATAATAGCGTTGATTTTTCGACTGGAATTAGATGACAAATTGTTGGTTGCCCGCATTTTGATTGCTAAAAGCGTCATTTCGCCAAAGATTGTGGGTTTTTCCATATAGCCTTTGAGACTTTCCCAATAAATAGCGTGAGCCGCACGGGCACTGGTATCTTTAGTATTAAGACGAGTGGCACGAACTTCGTAACGCCCCATCGCGACACTATAATTATATGTGAGACGGATAGGTTTGTTTTGTGCTGCCGAATAAGTCTCCGAGCCAAGCACAAACCAGTCTCCCAACGGATTACCAGAATCATCAACGGTTCTGGCTTCCACTTTCCATTGAATGGTTTTAGAAGAAAGACCACCGCTGTCATTGGCATAATAAAGACCTGCATTCATCACAATATCAACGCCGATTTTATCAATTTTTGTATCTTCAGGATTGACTATGAAACCGCCGGTATATTCATCTTTCATTAGTTCTTGGCCGGCAATTTCCGCCGCCATCACAACATTCGGATTAAAAAGCGTAACCTCTTGGTTAGGTTCGACAATCTCGTATTCCACCTCAGCAAAACTACTGATTGGCGTATCATCAATACGAAGTTGCTCCACTTCACAATAACCTTGGGTCAAGACATGGAGCTGGTGTAGATACTGCTCGTTATTCTTATATTCGGTATAAGGTTTGGCGGCAAAATCAGGGTAAATAATATGCCGACCATATAAAACCGGAATGACACCGCCGAGTTTGGCTTGATTACCGCGTGCATTTAAGGAATAAGTCGGGCTTGTTTCCATAGATGACGAAGCGTAAGATGAAGTTAAGCTGCTGGATGGCGAGGGAATAACTGCGTTAACCAACATCGAGCCCCCCACACTGACAGCGGTTGCCGCGGCGGCTCCGGCCAAAGTTCCATAAGCACCGGCGGCAATTCCGCCGGTGTAATACGCGGCCACCATCACGGCTACCGATAACACGACTTTTAACGGATTAGAACCACCACCGCCGCCACCTTGCGGTAAACAGAGAAAAGCAAGATGGTCTGTCATTTTGGGACAGATGTTCCAATATCGCCGTAACAATGGCTCGCCGTTCAAAAAACAGATAAATGGCAGATTTTGCGGACTGATGTTATATTCAGTAACAATTTCCGCCACGTTCATTTGTTTCAGGCAATAAAAAACCTCGCTTTGCGCGAGGTTAAAAGGATTTTGTATTTTAACTATTTGCGGCATATTTGAGTATCTCCATAATCTGCCAGCCATTCATTTTAAGTTCGGGCAATTTTTGAAACACAACGCCAACACCCTGCATATTATGCAAGACACCACCGCCGTCAGCATCGCAATAAACACCGACATGACAAGGATATTTGTTCTGTGTTAAAATAACAATGTTTTTATCATTAAAATCAAAAGCTTCTTGTAAATGGTTATAATTAGACGATTTTCTGAACTCGCAAAAAACATCTCTTAGGCTTGTTGCATCTGTTACAATCGGCGATAGTTCTATTTGTAACTCATTTTTATAAATTTCTCGAACTAGCCCCCAACAATCGTATTCGCCGTTAATCCACGGCTTTCCGATATATTTAACTGCCCAATGTATCATTTTAACTCACTAACCCCATAAATTTTGACAACCGATAAGTTTCATTTGGAAATGTTTTGTTTCCGATGTCGGTCATTCTGGCCTTAGCCGTGATTTTGTAAACATCGCCGCTGACTTCCGTAACGGTCAAGCTAACCGGTGGTATCATCTGCGGCGTTTCTAAATCAGTTGACAGATACGGCCGATAAATAAGCTCGGTTTTGTGTTGAGAGGAAGCCGCATTGTCTAAATGCTTGATAATCTCACGGCTGACATTATCAATCTCGATTGATATTTCCGGAACGGCGGATGTATCAACCGGAGGCAACTCCAAATCAAAACACATCGCTAAAAACTCAACATTTTCGCCTGTTTCTAATTTTGCCGTGATATTATGAAAGCCCTGAACCAACCGGATTGTGGTCGGATTTCCGTTATCATCCACAAAATCAGGATGTTTGATTTCCAACGTATGATAAATAAAAACATCGCTAGGACTTGAAGCATACGCCTCAATAATCGCCTCTTGTAAAACATCATTTGGCATTTTAGTTTCCTTTACATGGTATAAAAGTCAATTCTCCACCCGTTAATTTGACAACATCACCAGTATCAACTAAAAAAGATAAACTGTTCCAATCTTCCCAATGACCATAAGAGCCGTATTGATGAAAAACTGTATTACCATTTATGTAACCATAAATAGAACTATTATACACGGTATTTCTCATTAGAATCCAACCTGTTTGAGAAATTATAACATCCATATTTAATGCTAATATCTGTCGCCGAGTCCAATCTGGACAAAGCCATTTTATCATTTTGGGAATAGCCGTTACAGATAAATTGGAAATATCTGTGTTAAGTTTATTGGTAAAATTGCTCCGTATTTCTGCAGTTTCTTCTTCTGATAAAGGCCTGCTTATATCGGCACACTTTATATATACCAGCTCATAATAAGATTTTGGGCGAGTTTCATTGCCAAAACGAGGATTGCCATTAGAACTGTCTGTAATGGGAGTAACTGCACACAACCAGTCAGATGTTCTGGAACCGCGTAATTGCATGTATTCGTCTGTTCCATTTGTTGCTGAGGGATTACCCGTATAGCCATCATTACCAAAAATATCCGCGCGATAACCTGAAGATGTCGAATCTTGCCTGTAAACCATTTCGTGCCAATGCCCCTGAAATTGGTCGTTTAAGACATTACCAACATTATCAAGCGTACCACTTCGGGCATAATTGGCAAGCAAAGGCAAAATAACGGTGTCATTATCAACTTTGACATAACTGGCACACATTCCATAATTAGCAACCTGACGGTCATAAGTTGCCTCATCAACAAAGACCAAATAATCGGTATCAACCAGTTGCGTAAAAAAATCAGGGTATCTGGCTCTAGTAATGGTATTTTTGAACCAGACTGGCTCGTATCCGTCCGGCACTTTCTTATTGGCAGGAACAGATAACCGAGAGCCGAGAGGTGCCGGAGCGGCGGATTCAGCATAATATTTGGCCTGATTTGCCTGAGCTTCCGCCCGCTCAATTTGTTTTTGCCCCTCGGCTTGCACATCGGCAATTTGTGTGTTTCCGGCGGAATTAACGGAATTGATTTGTGTTACACCGCTGTTTTGAATCGCCGAAATCTGTGCCGAACTTTCGGTTTGGATTGTTGAAACGGCTGTATCGGTCGCAGATGAAATATTATTAAAAATCTGGTTTGCCTGATTCTTTATATTTAAAGTGTCGGTTTTAAGCTGTTCTGTATCTGATTTTATAATATTTGTATCATTTTTGAGCTGATTTGTGGCATTTCTAGCCGCAATCGCCTCATCTCTGGCACTTTCAGCCTCCGCCACCACATCAGAAACACCGCCGGTTATCGCCTCACGAATGTCTTTTAATTGTTTGGCAACCGTTGGTACATCGCCATTTTCAGTCGTAACCGTGCTGTTTTCATCGCCATGAACAATCGTGTGCCATTTTGAGCCGTCTATTTCCGCCTGTGCAACAACCGCCTCAAGCCTTTCTTCCATATTTGCCATGATAAACTCCTAATAGCCGCAAGCATACCAAGATTTTTGTTGGCTGGAACTTCCACCATAATTATAGATTTTCATTTCTGTTCCAGATGTTTTGGTTATACATTGAGCGTAAATTTGTGCATTTGTTCCTAAAGTTGTCGCGACAACTGTATAATTCGTATCTCTGAATGCCTTAAGGAATGTAACCGTAACTGTTCCTCCGGCATTGGCTACTCCGCCCTGCTCAATCCATCCGTCAGGCCAAATCCTATACCACGATAAACCATCGCTATGGGTGGTAAATAATTTAGCAAACAGTGTTTCTTTTGAGATATTGTTCAAATCCACATCTATTTTATTATTTGTCGCATTTTCGGCTCTAACTGCCGCAGTTTCAGCACGGTCAGCCTGATTGCTAGCTATTTGTATTTGTTCGGTAGCGGCGGTTTGTGTACGATTGACCTGTGTGTCTCCGGCTGTTTGTAGTGCAGCAATTTGATTCTGTGTTTCGGTTTGGACATCAGCAATACCTTTGTTTACCGCAGAAGATATGCTGTTGAATGTGGTTTGAGCTATGTTTTTATAGCTTTTAGCCGTTTCCGTAGCTTCTTCCGTATCTGTTTTTAACTGTTCAATCTCATTTTTTATGGTTAAAGCATTATCTCGTACGGATTTAGCCTCGTCTCTGGCACTTTCTGCTTCCACTACCACATCAGAAACACCGCCAGTTATTGCTTCTCGAATATCTTTTAATTGTTTAGCAATCGTTGGCACATCGCCGTTTTCAGTCTCAACCGTGCTGCCTTCATCACCATGGACTATGGCGTGCCATTTTAAGCTATCCGTTTCCGCTAAAGAAACAACGGCTTCCAATTTTTCTTCCATATTAGCCATTTACAGATCCTTTATTGTTTTCGGGCTGGTAATGTGGACATACTCGTGCAGTCGATTAACAGATTGCGACAATTTTTCAAAATCATTGGACAGCAAGATATTCAAAGCCCCCTCTGATAAAGTAGGCCGCTCCCGGATTTCTAATTCAGAAGTAATTGCCCACAAAATACCGTTTTGCAGACGGGCGGTAAACTGCTGGGTAAACCGCGCCTCTTGTTCAATTAACCCCAAACCACCCAACAAAGAGATGATAAACCACTCAGCTCCCTCTTTGGCGTGGTATTTATACCACGCCTCAAAGAGCGAAAACTGCGATGCGTTCATAAACCACTTAACGGTAATTTTGCTCGGAACAGAATCAAAACGCCGCCGTTGTCTGGCTGTGCCTGATTCCATTTGGGTACGGATAATTGCCTCATTGGGCGTAATGGAATAATCCTCAACCAACGGCAGAGGAAGCAAATCTGGGAATCTTGCTGTCATGACATATCCTTTATTTATCCATAACTACCGTATGCAGGGTTAAGCCCATAACGGCGTTCCAATGCTGGAGCAATTCCTGTTCCTTTTGACACATTGCGCGATATGGAGCTTTCAATTTTCTCAATCATAATATCAAGGTTAAATTTGCCATTTCCTTGGTTTGATTGAGAAACCGAGGCTTTGACATCCGAAGCGGCGTTATTGACAACATTAACGCTGATATTTACGGTTGAACCGTTATCTCCCAGCGCTTTCATCTGTTCTTTGGTAAAAACTCCTTCGCCGCGTTTGGCGATAATCGGAACTTCATCCCCGACTATGCCGCCACTATGGAATCGTGGTGCATCGGCAAAAGCCAAAGAACTAGCGGATTTAGTTGCCAAATTGTCAGCTCCGACAATACCGCCGGTATGTGCCATCGCAAAGCCCAAATAACTGCCAAGACCATTCATCAACGGTTGTGTAATCGACTGTCTGATAATAATTCGTGTCAAATCGCTGATAATAGCGTTGGCGAAATCTGAAAAGCTGGCTTTCCCCGTTGTGATAAAAGAGGTCAAAGTGTCTTCCATACGGTTGAAAGCGTTTTTGACAGCACTTTCAGCAAGACTGGCAAAATCATTAACATCTTTTTGAATGTTCAAGAAACCGCGCTTAAAGCCGTCTTCTAATGATTTTGACGATTGAAGAGCCGTTTCATTGGCTTTTTTTACCATATCGTCATAAACCTGTCCAATCTGATCTTTATATTTTTGATAATCCGCCGAACTGGAGTTAAGATTGTTTAGAGCATTTTTGTGCCATTCGTCTGCTTTAGCCATAGCTTGTTCATAAGGCGTTTTAAGCTCTAAAATCTTTTGCTTAATGTCCTCAATGTTCTTTTTATAAGCCTCAGCATCCACCGAAACTGTCGGCTTAACCTCGGTTTTAACTTCTCCTTTCGGACGAAGTTCGGGGTTTTGCAGATATTTAAGTTCTTCTCGCGCTTTCCAAGCATCCTTTTCCGCCGCTTTCAAAAGCAAGATTTTATCTTGAATTTCCTTAGCCTGTGGTTGAAAATCGGGGTTTTCGGCAGCAATCTCCCAAATTTCTTTTTGGTATTGTTCCAAGTCAATTTTGGACTGGCGAAGAATATCCGCCGTTTCCTTTGCATAAATCTCATAATCTTTGAGAAAGGTATTCGGGGTCAGCCTTGTGATTAGCGAAATACCGCCGGTATTTTTCAATTCTGTCCGCAGATCCCTTATATTCTGTTCCGCTGTTTTGAGTTTCAAACCCCATTCAGCCAAGGCTATATCTTTGCTTTGTTCGGCAGAAAACCTTGCCGCCTCATCAGCAGTTGTTTTAAGCTCGTCCTTGAGTTTTTGCAAGGTTTCCGCGTGGTCGTTGGCGGCTCTCTTAGCAACATCGTGGCTTTCCATAAGTTTGTAAATTGCCATTCCTGCCAATATTGCCAAACCTGCCGGCCCACCGATAAGAGCTAATGCGCCTTTCAATATGCCGGCTGCTGCTGCCGTCACACCCATTTGCACCGCTGCCAGTTTTGAAACCCGGCTCATCATCGCAATACCAGTAACAGCGGATTTTGCCGATATTGAAAGTCCAGCCATTGATACCTGCAGATAGCCAATACCGGCTTTCAAGAGGTTAATACCTCCAAAAATCGCAGACGAACCGAGTCTAGTCCCAATCAGTGTCAACGCCACATCCGCGTATTCGGACAATAAAAAGAAAGCCGAAGATGCCGTGTTAACCGCAAAAGCCAAGGTTTGTCCAATGGTTTTAGCGGCACTTCCACCGCTTTCGACAAGTTCGTTAAATTGTGTAAAAGTGGATTTCAACGTCTCGTTTAAGCCGTTTTTGCCAATATCTCGGTAGATTTTCTCAAAACCGTCCTCAATATTAGACAACACACCGTTCATTGTTTTCATCTGCTCGTTCATAGCTCCGGCAAAATTGACATCGCCAAGCGTTCGCAGATATTTTTCAATTTCGGCGGCGTTTTTCTTAACTTTTGTCGTAACACCGGCAAAAGTGAAGCTCACATCATCATTGATGACTTTGGCCTTGATACCGAAAGTTTTGAGCCGTTCAAACTCGCCAACTGTTGCCGCGGACACCGCTCCAACAAAATCCTTAATATTTTTGCCAAAGGCGGAGGCCGTGTTGCCATAAGAAACAAGAGCGGCCTCTGATGGATCAAGCCCCAAGGCTTTAAGTTGGATAAAAGCCTCAACAATTTCGTTGAGCTGATAAGGTGTATCAATCGCAAATTTCTCAATCAGGGAAAAAGCCTCTTGTGCGCCTTTGGCAGAACCGGTAACGGTTTTGAGAGAGCCTGACAACTGTTCAAATGTAGTGTTAGCGGAGAAAATCGCCGAAAAAGTATTCTTTAATCCCTGTAAACCAAGATATGCTCCAAACAGAGCCGTCCCTTGCCGAATAACTTCATTAAAAGAGCGGGCGGTCGCGTCCAAGGCTTTTAAATTATCATTGGCAGGTTGAATAACTTGTGTAATCTGCCGAAAGGCCTTGTCGCCGTCAATTCCAAGATTTTTGAATTCCTGTCGGACTTTATCACCGCCCACCGCGGCCAGACGTATGCTTAAATTTTTAACCGCACTCATTTGTTTTTTGATTTCCTAAAATAGCAAATATCCCTGCCGGTAGCAATTCGCTCATAAGCTCTATGTCAAAACCTAGATTTTGTGCGATATTTAAAGCTAAACTCAAATCAGGCTTAGAAAGTTTTAATAAAATTTCCCAAGCCTGATAGCCGACATCGGTTTCTAAGGTTGTTTCTGTGTATCGGCACTTGTGGAACGGGCAGAAGTTTTGGTTTTCTCCGCAACCGTTGCAGTAACTTCGCCCGTCTCCAAAGTGCCAATTGGCTCGGGCGTAGAGGCGTTTTTTTCTGCCGCCAAAACTTCCTGTAATCCGCAATACTGATGGCGGAAGTTCTCTGCAACTGCCCAAAAGTTTGAAAAAAGTTCGTCAATCTTGCTTTCTATCAGTGGTGCTGCTTTATTAACATCCGCTTCCATTACGCCGTCCCATTCCAATATGCCGGCAATTCCCAAGCCAATAAGCAGGAATTTATCTGCCATTGCTTCACGCTTGACCGGATTTTCAATATCCGCCGCCGTATCGTTTGTAATTCCGGCCGCTTTGTTCGCCTGATAAACTTTTGCAAGTTCTGTCAACTTGCTGTTCATATAGGCTTTTGCTTCATAAAAAACGGCGGAAGTGCAAGGTTTAACCTTAACTTTCACGCCGTAGCCAAGCTCAAGCCAATATGGCTCTTTGTTAATTTTTAACCTTAACATCAATACATCTCCACATCATTTACAAGGGTTACGGTCATCATTTTCCCAAGTGTCTGGTCTTTTGCTCCTTGAAAGTCATAAGAACATTCAATACCGCCGGGGCCGTCAATCGACCGTTTAGGCTTGGGTAAATATACTTCATGGCAGGTAATAACCAATTTCAGATTATCTGAAAGCTGATAGCCAAGTTCGACATCAACCGGCGTACCAGCACGGGCTTTATCCAATAGTTCGTTATCGCCATAACGAGCAGAAATACTCCCAGAAAGGCTCGCTACGCCCAAATCAATCGCCTCAACCTTGCCATCGTTGCGGATAGTTTCGATTTTTTCGAGATTATTAGAATAGGTCGCACTTGCCGAGGTTATGTTTGCCAATAATTTGCCGCCGCTTTTAATATATCCTTGAAACTGCGATACTCGGGTATATTCATAAATTTCAGGCTCTGCCGCGATTGTGGTGGTTGAACCGCTTTCGCCTTGTGCCATCAGGTTAACAGTAACCTGTGCCTCGCCGGAACGCTGAAAGTTAAAAGCGATACTGTTGGCTCTAACACCCATAAAACGAATAAACTGCGGTACTTCCGGCAGACCAACTTCCAAAGAATAACTGGGAATAGAGGTTTTGCCGCTTTCAAAAGCGTGCGAATAACTGCCGTCTTCATTCTCGGTTGTAGTCGGTGTGCCAAATATTGCTTTCAGCCATACGCCGATATTGCGCATATCCACCGGCACGGCCATATCTCCGTCAACATTGATAATATCTTGAAATGGTTGTGTTGGGTCGCGACCAAGCCCCAAAACATTGGACGATACAAGACTTTGCTCGCTGTCCAACGATGTGGAAATAAAAGGAATCTGCCGATAGCCGCTTTCCGGCAATATGCCATATTTGCTTTCCTCGGCAATTAAAAGGCTGGCGTTCCAGCCGTATGCTCTAGCCATTATTTTCTCCTATAATAAAGCATTTGTTGATGAATATTCCAAGACGACCGGAATTACTGCCGCTTTTATGGTTGGCGCACCCTCGATATACTCGTCTATGATTTCAGGCGGTTTGGGATAAACATAGTCGGTCAGTCCACGCAGCATAACATCAGACGACAATAAAACACCGAGTTGCTCCAAAACATCATCGAGCTTTCTGTCTCGTTCTTCCGGTTTGGCCGCTTGAACAATAACTTCAACCTCGGCCTCGTGCTTGAAAATACAAATTGGCGGAGATAAAATAATTTCCGGCTCACCTTGCTTGCCATCACGCAACATTACAATTCCTGCCTCTGGAATAACCTGAGGCAAGGTTTCATTGCGTTTGACAGGAATATTTTCTAATGTTTGCAATTTCTTAAACAAAGCCTGTAAAATCTGCTCTCGTTTACTCATCATCTTTCCAATTCTGTAAAATCAAGGTTGGTAATCGTTTTTGCCATTTTTTACCCTCAGTTTCAAAATGTATCAATTTTGGCATTTTAACCTGCGGAACAAGCCAAAATGCGATAATTGTTTTACGCTTTTGCTCATGAACCAATAATGACGCTTGATTAGAGCGGTAAACGTAGCGAAGTCGTATGCCTTTTATTTTCTCATAAAGTGCGGGAGTTGTTTTTTCGCCGCCGATTTTCTTAGGTATAGCCGGTGTCGGTATAGCAAGCCAAAAGCCGTCTTTGCCTCTAACGACTAAACCATATTCAAAACTTTGCATAATTTTCTCGGCTTTAGAATAAACCATTCCGGCGGCATTAAGGCTCATTTTCGATTTTGGATAAACATCGCCGCGCCATGTATAAGCCAATCTCGAACCTAATTTTGCCGATTTTACTTGTTTTCTCATTGCCTCTTTGAACTGACCTGTCGCAGAAGAAACACCTTTAGTAATTGCCAACTCAGCATTTTTCAGCTCTTTTTCTAAGATTTCTTCCAGTCTTCCTGATATGGCGGCACTTAATTGCATACAACTCCAAAATTCCAAACTAGGTTATTTGTATCTCTTTGAGGTTCCTGACTGACGACATACTCTTTATTATCATACAAAATAATATCATTAACTTTCAGTTCGGGAGCCTCAAATATGCGGATTTTCATAATATTGGTTGCCGTGTGGGCTTGTGCAAAGCCCACACTAACGACTTCATCAGGACGTAAGAGAAAAATAAGAACGTCCCGATTTTGATACTTAGCGGATCTGCCAAGTTTCTCAAACAGGCTGTCCACCGCTTTGTGAAACTGCCGAACCATTATTATCAATCTCCTTTTTCGTTTTATTCTCAGTTTTCTGAGTGTTTTTATTGGATTTTGTGCTTTTTGTTGCGTTTTTATCCGTTTTGGGCGGTATGTCAGATTTTGAACCGATTTCCGTTTTGTTTTCTTTCTTACCTACAGCAGAGGCAAAACCTCTTTTAATCAAGGATTTTGCCTCTGTGTCATCAGGAATTTCAACTTCCGTATCAGGAGCATATTCTTTTTTATTAACAACCAACGTTACTTTTGCTAATACTCTCATATTATATGCTCCTATTTTACCGTTACGCACATTGTTGCGTTTGGACGATACGGCACAACCAACGGAGCAGATTGCAACAACATCCAGCGTACAGCAGGGTCATTTTCTAACCACGATTTAGGAAAATAGCGGTTGGCTTGGAAGTTTGCCTGTTCATCTTTAATTGCGCCATAACAGCGTACTCCCTCGACACCGCCTCGACTGCCTAACAATACCGTATTTTCAGGAAGAATTTTCTTTTCAGTATCTCCCTCAATATATATATCGTTATATACCCAAACCTCAAAATCGCCAATATTACCAACGAATCTGGCTTTTTCGTTACCAAGAATAATCGGGTCAATATTTAATGTACTATTTGTTCCGCGGCGATAATCCAAATATTTTTGAACATACGGATTATTACGAAACAGTTTCCACGCTGACGGGTCTAAGACTACCGTTTTAGCAACAACACCGGATTTACTTTGAACACTGCCAGCCCAATCTTCCAGATTGTCAACAATGTTCACAGTTGTTTTGTCCCATGTATTATCACCGGCAAGAACTTTCGTAAATGAAGCATCGCGGCCAAAATCAACCGTAACTGCCGGATAACCATCGCCTTCCACCGTTATTTTTCCGGTTCGCAACACCTCAGAGGCCATAACTTCTTCGCGGCGTGTCAAACAATCAAGCTGATTGTTTAGAGTAATTGCGACTGCTTTTTCCAATCTTTGCGCCGCTGTCATATCGCCGCCAATTTTTTCTCCGGCCATTCTCTTAAAGGGCATATCCGGAGTAAAACGCCGTTTGTCTTTGACATACGCCGGTTTGAAAGATTTTGTACTATAACCCTCGTGTTCAACGACTTTTCCGGGCATTAAAGGGGAAACAAAGGGAGAAATCCGAGGTTTGCTTTCCTGCGTATCAAAATAAATCTCCTCTGTATCTGAACGTTGTTCCTGAGAAAAGAACATATCCAGTAAAAAAGATGGTGGAGTTTGCAAATTCTCCACCACCTTAGACAATACTTGAGTTGAAAAAATATCCATTTTAAATTCCTTATGCTTGAGTTTTCTTAACGAAAATGCTCTTTTCTCGGAGCTTTTCGGTTATGGAAGCCGCAGTAAACCCACTATCGTAGGTCAGTGCTTCCAAATTAAATTCTCCCGTGGAATAAACAACAGCCTGTTTATCCTCATCAGTAGCATTTACATTTTCCGCCAAAATCCCCAAAGGTATTTGAGAACCGTCTGTTGCTTTTGACGTTGAGGCAGTATATTTCTCCGAAGTTGTTACTTTTCCGAGAACTTGCCCCCGTTTGTAGTTTCCGCCGGTAATGGTTTCAACATTGGCAATTCGGGGAAAATCGCCAGCCAAAAGATTATCTGGCTTATAAGTTCCCTCATCTTTACACGTTGCGTACATTTTATTCTCCTGAAGAAGTGTGAGCCATTGAGGCAATGCGTTTAGCCATTATATCTATATTTTCGCTTTGTTCTTCTCCGGACACGACAATTTGCGGATTAGGAACTTGTGCCATTGCCTTTTCAAAAGAAGACAATGCTTGTTCCTTGGGAATTTCTTGCAAAATGTCAATAATCTGAGAAGAAGATAAATCCGTTGAAAGAAGTATCTTATTGGCTACTTTTTCACGGCCTTGTGCGTGTTCGCTGTCTAAAACCTCTTTAATTCTTTGGCGTTCACGCTGTTTTATGTCATTTTCATTCATATCATCATCTTCCTTTTCTTTGTGAAGGTCTGTTAAAATGCGCTCAAAAGAGCTTTGACGATTAGCCAGACCTTGCCAAATCGCCTTTCTGCCAATAAAAATATCGCCCTGACCAAAATCTTTGATAACGGTTTCAGTAGATGTATCTCGATAGGTCGCTATTTTATTGATAAAAACTTCTGCCAGCGCGTCTAATCTGGCTTGCAGCTTACTCTGTCCCTCTGGCGTATCAGGATTTATGCGTTTCAAGGGGCTTTGTGATGAAACAATTTCGATTTTGTTTTTGTCATCCTCTCTTTCATAAACCGCTACAACTCCGATAGAACCGACCGCGGCCGTATCTGTAACAACAATTTCATCACAAGCGGCGGCAATCCAATATGCACCACTGCAACAATTTCCGGAAGCATAGGCAATAATTGGCTTTTTACCTCGTGCATTGTAAATCATATCAGCCAATTCAGAACAGCCGTTTACTTCTCCGCCCGGACTATCAATATCAAATAGAATTGCTTTTACACTCTCATCAACTAACGCAAAATTAAAATCTCGGGCTAAAAGCTCATAAGATGTTGCTCCACTAATAGCCGTAAAAATATTTGCATAGCGAAATAACGGCCCTCGAATGGGGATAATTGCAACATTATTTCTTATGGAAACGGAGTAGGTATTTTGCAGTTTTCTTCCCAGTTGGGCTGCGACAGCTGCCGGAGTGGCATTTTGCCTTTGGGCGATATTTATTATATTTTCTAACGTATCGCTTGTCGTAGCCCATGGTTCGTTGGTTATTTTATTCCATATTTTCATCTGTATTTTCCTCTTTTTTGATAAGTTCAATATTGCCTTTGTCAGAAGTATTAAGCCCAAGCTCTTTCATTCGTTTGAGTTCGCGAACCCGTTGCATTAAAACTTCTTCCCAGTCTAAACCTTGCGAAGCACATTCATCTTCTAAGGTTGATAACCCGCTCTCCATACGGATTTGCGAGGCTTGAGCTTCTTTAACTGGGTCAACCCAACCACGCCCCGGGCCAATCCATTTACACCGACACCACGCGGCTTTGTTTGCGTAAAAATTAGGGGCTTCAATCAGCCCCTTGTTTACAACTTCTTCAAGCCAAAGCTCAAAAACAGGTTTAGCCCAATAGTTAATTATCCAACTACGCCGACCATTAAAAAAACGCCAAGCCTCAATCAACGAGGCTCGGGCTGAAGAATAGTTGGTTTTGGAAAAGTCTTTCATCAACAATTCTAAAGGTATGTTTAGACCTGTTCCGATATGCCGTAGGACGTTTTCAACGAAAGCGGCATAACTAGAATTTGGGCGGCTGGGTGTAAATGCAGAAACTTTATCGCCGGGAAATACCGGAATAATTGAACCACTCTCAAGCTTAACACTCCAATCTTTGCGTTTTTCTAAATAATCATCTACAGATTCGCCAAACATCTCGGCGATTGATTCGCTGTCCATCGGCGTTTCAATAAAAGCCGCTATCATTGCATTAACAACCGAGGCTTTTAATTCGGAACGTTCGTAGTGGTCTAACATCTTAAAAAGCGGCATTATTGAAGTAAAAAGCGGTTTACCGCGATTTTGCCCAATACGCTCCGGATGATGGATATGTAGAATTAGCTTCCGCCCGAAAGAGGTTTGAGCCGCAACTTTTTCCCAAGAGTTGGTGCTGCCATGATAATAATAGTCATTTGGATAATATTTACTTATCCAATAATTTTGCGGTTCGCCGTAATGGTTAATTTCTATGCCATCGCGTAAAAATTCTGTATTTTGCTTAAAATCTGGGTTTGATAACCTGTCCGGCTCAATGAGTTGAAAACAAGTTGCAAACTGGTTGGCTGGGTTTTCACGCCATAAAACCAACGCCAGAGCTTCTCCATTTTCAATAACCGACCTGAAAATCAGGGCTGTTTGCGAGTTAAAGTTAAGTTTTCGCGCGGCATCGCAATAAATGCTTTCCGACCATATACGCCATAAACTCTCAACTTTTCGCGCCCATTCCTCCAAATAATCAAGGTCTAATCCCAAAACCCGATGATCCGGTATGGAAACGAGTTTTAGGCCGTTGCCGACAACATTATCAACGAGTGTCTGTATAGCTCCGCTGGCAATACCATTGTTACGGATTAAATCACGAGAACGGGCGACTAATGTCGAAAGTTCGCCATCCAACTCCATATCTGCAGAATGCCGCAACGGCCGCCAGCTTAACAACTCCTTAGCCGATAAAGACGCACCTTTATAGCTTGTATCATCCATTATTTGAACCTTTTAAAACAAAAACAGCAGGATTTTCTTCCTGCTGTTGAATCATATTGCGAGCAATTTAAGCTCTGATTGCTTCAAATACACATTTGGGGTTATAGGCAATTACGTTTAGCAATACTTTTGCCGGGCCCTCTGGCCGTCGTTTTCCTTGTTCCCAGTTACGAACTGTTGCTAGATTGAACCCAAAAGTATCAGCGAACGCCTCTTGAGTTAAGTCTAACTTTTCACGAAGTCCTTTAACGTCAATATCTTTGACTTCAACCTTATGGACTTTTGCCCCATTAGGTTCGTTTTTAGCAAAACTCAAAGCATCTTTGAGGCCATTCAATATTGACATTTCTGTTTCATTAAATTTTTCCATTTCTACCCTCATACTGTCTAACCAACTCTTTTAAGAGTTTTGCATATTCATTTTTTGCCGCCTCTGAAAAATTTTCCATTACATTTTTGGCGAATGCGGAAATTAAAAACAGAGGAATATTCTCGCTATGATAATAATAAATAACTCGATAGCTTCCACTTTTACCTTGATGAGGTCTAGCCCATCTTAGTTTTCTTAAACCGCCAGTTCCTGAAATCAGAACACCGGCTTTGGGGTTTTCAGCAAGAAAGTCTATCAACGATTTCTTTTCTTCTTCTGATAGACTTTGCTTTGCAAAATTAACAAATTCCCGAGTTTCCACTACAGTTATATATTTAGTCATCAAAACTTGTATTCCTATACTACGCCATTGGCTTATAAATGTCAAGTAAAAAGTAGGCCAATGGCTCACTTTTTTTATTGTTTAAATTGTATATACAAAAGATTTATATATTATGAATCAAAAGCTCACTCTGATAACTTTACGATTTTTCAGACCTTTAGCTTTTCCTATTTCAGCTTGCAGATATGAAATATATTCTTTTAGTTTAGAGGAATCGGCTTGAGCGTATGAAGTTGAACCAACACCCTCAACATTCACGCTAACAGTGCGTGCACCAATCATTAACTCATGGTATGCCTGTTCTGCTTCCTCAAGCTGTTTCTGTAAAATTTCAACTTTTGTCATCTTAAATCCTTATAAATATGGGTCTTGAGCTTTGACTATGCTGGGAGAAAAGCTAATTTTCCGCTTTTTCTTTGCCGGTATTTCTACTGTTTCCTGTTTTTCAGGAATTAGAGCTTTTTCCAGATTGCTCCATTTTGTTTCTGAAAACTGTTCAATACCAAAGCTGATACTGGCGGCTCGTGCATAAACACGGCAATCAAGCGCCTCATTGCGTTCTCTTGTTTTCTGCCATTCCCTTTTTTGATAACCTCGGACAATTTTTGTAACCAATTGTTCAGCTGTTAACTGCTTAAAATATTCGCTGTCATATTTAGGAAAATGGCAATATCCGGCCGGAAAGCTCTCATCTTCATTTTGAGTTAACCGTAGAAACTGATATAATTCAGATTTGAGAATCGATGTTCCCACCGCCCAAACCTTAGCTCCTCGGCGAAGTTTTTTGCCATTGATGTTGAGGTCAACCTTTGTCGGAAGTCCTAACGGCGAAACACCGCTGTCAGTTCCTTTTATGGCCATCGCAAAATTCAAAGGCTGTTTGCGTACCCAATTATAAACCTGTTGCGTTGCAAAACCGCTGTCAATGGCAAAACGGGAGATTGGCAACATTGCACCGGACGAATGTTCAAAATAACGCCGGGAAAATTCTGTCAATTCATTCCAAACATCATCTCTGGCAGTATCTCCATTTATAATAAAGTAGCCTACCGACCAGCTTTCACGGTTTCTTCCCCAAGCAACAACTTCACACTCAATACGGTCTTTTTGGACATCCGCACCGGCAGTTAAAAATAGACCACCGCTCGGGACAATTTCTTGCTGGTAATCCTCACGTTTATCAAAGAGAATCTGCCATTCAGGAGCTTCGCCTTTTTCAAGCCAAGTTTCACCTAAAACGGTATTAACCCAGACTTTCAGAAGATTATCTTTGTTTTTGGCATCTAAAAACTGTTTAACGGCATCTGCCCATGAAAACCAACCAACTGGAGAATAGAGCGAAGATAAATGAAAACCGGCAATTTTACTGTTTGGGTTAGATTTTTCCCATACACCGTTTTCCAACATCCACGTTTTCAGATGTTCCTCAATTATACTTCCGCAATGCTCGCAAATATAAACAGCCGTTTGCGGGTCATTATTTTCCCAATGGATTTGCTTCCATTTAAGCGACTGCCTTTTATTACAATAAGGACACGGCACCATATAATGACGTTGGTCTGATTGCTCGTACTCGTATTCTATCCGGCTCACATTTTGGATTGTCGGCGTGGAAACCATAAAAATTTTACGGCGGTTAAAGGTGCTTGTTCGCTTGATTGCCAAATTGACAGGATCTCCTTCTCCCTCAACATCTCCTTTATATGCGTCTATCTCATCAAGAAAAATATAGCGCACGGGCATTGAACGTAAGCCAATGGCGGAGTTCGCACCGGTTAAAACCAATACACCACCCTGAAATTCTTTCATCAAGGTTGTATTGCTGGCATCTTTAGAACGGCGGTCGCTGATAACTCCCTTCAATTCGGGAATTGCAGCAAACATCGGGTCTATACGGGTTTTAGAAGTTCTTTTTGCTCCGTCTACCGTTGGCATAACAAGCATAACCGGCCCCGGAGATAAATGCACGATATAGCCCAAAAAATTATTTCCAACTTCTGTTCCGCCGATTTGAGCGCCTTTCATAAAAACAACACGTTCAATTCCTGAATACGGAGAAAGGCAGTCCATAATCTCTTTTAGATATGGCGTTCTGGATGTTCGCCATTTTCCCGGTTCTGCCGAGGCTTTTTGCGAAAGAATCCTGTATTTATCAGCCCATTCCGAGATATTTAAGAGCGGGTCTGGCTTTAATCCGGCATTAAATCCCTCGTTATAAATGGTAAAAGCGTCAGCCACTTTCTAATATTTCCTCAATAATCTGGCGTATTTCTTTGGTTAAAATTTCGTGTATTCGGTTGGTATCAGTTTCTTTGGCTAGGATTGACGCCACACGGTCGGGAATATTTAAGAGGGCATCGCGCACCATTCGTCCTTTATTAAAGGCGGCTATCCTCACACCATCTGCCGAAACTAAAGATTTTTCAGCCTCTTTGTTTTTCGTTTCAAGATATTTGACTTTTTCAATTTCGCTTTTTATACGGGTTTTTAAGAGTACTGTTGATAAATTGCTGAGGGCGTCCATTCCGTCTGTGGCATTTTTACTGTTTTTCATAGGCTGGCGGATAGCGGCGATGGCCATATCGGCGGCTTCTTCATTCACTTTTCCGTTATGGAGCTTTATTGTTCCGTTATTTACCAACTTATTTACATATTGTCGGGTAAAATTATGTTTTCTTCCCCATGCTGCCTGCGTGATGTATGCCATAATTTACTAAACTTCTTTTTGATATACCGATGAAAAACATTGCAACCCTATGTGATTATATTATAATGTTGGTATGAAAATAAAATTTGTTACGGAAAACGCCAAAGTTACTGGATTTAGGTATTTTTGGCTAAAATACATAAGAGGGTTTGACCCGACAGTTCATTGTGCCAAATGCCTAATCGGCGATTATTCGCAAAAAGTTACTCTAAATATGCCCGTGAACACCGAGATTGAACTTAATGAGTTTTCCGCTTTCAAGTGTTTATATTTGTGTGGCGTTATCGGCTACCGAAACAATCTCCACGTTCCCTTTGTTCCAAGCGATAATGAAAACGATATCATTACCGCTGAAACATACAGGGGCGATAAAGTTATTATAACCGGAGCAAAACGATTGCCAATTCCACCGCTTGAAAAAGGATATAACGGTTTATCTCAGGCTTTCACGTCTTGCCGCAATTATCAATTTGGCGTTAGTTATCTTTTGCCAATGCAAAACGATAAGCCCTTATGACATCGGAACTTCTACCTATAGGCTTGCCATCCGGATGTAACATCTCAAATTCCCGAGTGATAGATTCTTCAACCATTTTAGGGGATATTACAACATTTTTTATTCCGCTCATACACCAAACTCCCGGATTATGGCGTTCCAGCTTAGCTTCGGTTGTATTGATAAATCGGCGTCCTAAGGCTAGAGCTTCACTTTTTCGGTGGAATTTTTGATAAAACCAATGCCCTTTGCGGAACAATGCCGAAAATCCGTTATCATCCAAAAACTCAATATAACGGTGGGATTTTGCTTCTCCTGCATAAGTCGTACGGTCTTGCATATCAATTTTTTCTCTGGCTCTACCTGAAAAATAGATTTTGCCGCCCATTCGGCACATTGCATTAACCACCGTCAATACATCGTTTTCAGCAGTCATACTATCTACCGAGTTAAGAACATAATCGCAAATGACAATATCAAATAAACCTTTGGTTTCTAGCTGTTCACATAGATTATCAATCATTTTGTGAACCATTGTCGAATCAATGAAATTGCCTTTGCGGTAAAACAACTCAACACCATGAATATCGTAACCTTTTTTGCGAAGCTTTTTTACATAATCTGCCTGACCGCAACCAAAATCAAAAATCCGCTCGCCTTTTTTGTAATTTGGAATAAGGCTTTTCTCATAAGTCGGTGAGGCATTAAACGGCTTTTCTTCCTGCTCATCGTGCCGCAAACGAAATTTTTGAGCAAACGTCTGTATAAAAGTCGTTTTTGCTAAATGATCATAAGAAAATTTACCATATTTTTTATTCAAAAACTCTGCCGCTTGTTGAGCCATATTGTTAGGAATGCGGGAGACTCTGGCCGGAATTCCCATCGCTTTGCAAGCCAGAACATATTGTCCGGCATGAATAACTTTTCCGGCTTGAGTGGCAACACAAGCTCCCCAGTTGCCATATTTGATAATGAGCTTGCAGATTTCATTGCGGACATTTGCCATTTTAGCCCGCATATTGCCGCGCAATTTGATAGGCGGCACCATTTCAAAGCCAAGATTTTCGCTTCTGCCAACCCAAGCTCGTTCATCGCCGCTGTCAAAATCTGTACCGTTGTGCAGTTGGTTAAAGCGGATTTCATCGGTTTGGTTAATATTTTCCGGCAAAAGATATACCGGTGCTTTATCAATTCCAGCGGCCAGCAGGGCTTTTGTCCTTTGGTGTCCGGCAACGATTAAATTGCCGGAAACAATGATAGGTTTGACAATTCCAAGGGTCTTAATGGATTGACGAAGTGTTTTTAATGATTCCTCATCAATTTCTCTCGGGTTATAATCTGCGCCGACTAAATCTTTGATAGGATAATCTAACTCTAACATTGGGGTAACAATACCTTTGCCACAAAACCATAACGAACGCCGTTTTCCTTTACAAAATTCTCATAGGCATCCACCAAACTTTGGTATTCCTCTTCCGAAATATGAATTTTATAACTGCCAAATGATAAAAACTTATTGGCCTGAACTTTTTCTTCTTTCTCTCCCTCTAACGGGTCAAGCAGTTCATTGTCATTATCCAGTTTGAGAATATCATTGAGAAAATCATCATCAAAACCAGTTATTTCCAAATCCAAACCGTCATCAAGAATAAGCTGCAACTGCTCTGATAGTTTGTTCGTATCCCAACCGGCATTTAGAGCAATCTGGTTTTCAGAAATACATAAGCGGGCTTTTTGTGCCGGATTGAGACCGCGGATAATCATAACCGGTACTTCTTCAATGCCTAACATTTCTCCGGCGGCTTTACGTCCGTGTCCTGCCAAAATCATATCGTTTTCATCAATGAGCATTGGCGCAGTCCAACCGTTTTCCATCATAGAATTGGCAATTTGCATAATCTGTTCTTTGTTATGCGTACGGGCATTTCCCTCATATTCCTTTAAATCTGCCAGTTTGCGGCGGCTGTATTCAAGATTTGTGTTTACTTCAACTTTTTCCATTGGTTTACATCCTTATTTGCAAAATGGCGGTTTTCTAGGAAAACCGCCAAAATTGTCAACTTGTTTAGAGAGTTTGGTTTATAACTTTATATATTTGATTCAAAATAATATTTTTTTATGCGCATTGTCGGAACAATAGGACTCAACTGCCTGAAAATCCAAGAAAGAAGATAAAAAATGTCAACCGTGTCAACCAAAATTTTCGGGCTGTCGGCTTAAAATATGCCGCGCTTGAGCCACCCCTATAGGGACGGAAGTCCAGAAGGACCCAGAGAATTTTGGAAAGATTTCACGCATAAAAAAATGAGAGAAGATGTCTTCCGACATCTTTTCTCATCATATCTAAATATTAACGGAAAACTTTTGAAAATGTCCATACAAAAATATGCGATTACAGAACGGATAAGTTTTTTAAAGTTTAATACAGCCAAACACAATTAATATAATCATAGAATCTTATGGACTTTTATATTATTATGTAGCAAAAAAGAATAAGACTCATTTCAGATAGTTTATAAGAGAATATAGATTTTAATATGAAAGACCATAAAATAGAAGAAAAAGAATGTTTAGATTGTTTTTTGCAAACGTCTCTAGGAAAGTCATGGCACGAAAAACATAATATTGTTAAAATTGAAGAAACAGAAAGCCCTGATTTTGTCTTTGAGTCTAATGACGGAAAAAAGATAGGATTCGAGATAACCCAGTTTATAATTGAAAGCAAGCACGGGAAAGCTATGCAGGCATTGGCGACAACGGGTAATAAAATTTGTAAATATTCTCTTAACAAACATAAATTGCCAATATCAATCATTATTGATAAGTATGACAAACGAAAGCATGAAGCAAGGACTAAGGAACAGCTTTTGGAGGTTTATTATAATCCGGGCTTTATTGATAGGTTTGCTGAAAAAGAAATAAAAGCTCAGATAGAACCTATTATTGATAATAATTTAGACAAATTAAAAAACTTTCCTCGGCTAATAAAACCTTGGATAAAAATAGATGATGAATATTTGTGCTTTTCAATCAGCGGTTTTCCCAATATTAACGGCAAGTATGAATGTGTTGTTAATAATGAATGTTTTAGTCTAGAAAATCCGTTTATCCCTTTACAAAAGGTGATTGATAAAAAGAATCAAAAGTATAATAACTTTATGAAACATTGTGATGAATGTTATTTGTTAGTGTGCAAACCCGGAGTTTCTAAAGGTAACTATTGTCATTTTACCGATGAAATACTGAGCTATAAGTTTATTTCTAAATTTAAAAGTGTTTTTTTGTATGATGTAGATGAACATTCGGTTATTAAGTTAAAAACTATTTGATTTAGTTAAATATTATAATTGTTCTATCTTATCGCTTAAATAGTCTAAGGCTTTATTGAGCTTATCATTTGCAGAACTTCTGGATATTCCCAGCACGGTACAAATAAATTTCCATGGTTTTCGCTGTGCTTTATACCATATCAGTTTTCTTTCAAGCTCTGTTAATAGAGGTGTCCAGCTCAAAACTTCATCTAATCTGGATAATTGTTCTGATGAGGGACGTAACTTTATCGGACGTTTTTCTTGCTGTAAAATTTCTAATGGCGTATAAATTATATCCGGCCATACAGCTTTACATCCGGGAATAATGATTGGCGGCAATCGCTTAGCAGTATAAACAGCTTCCTCAAAACGTTCTAAAAGCTCTTTTCGGGACATTTTAACCATGGCCGCGTTCCTTTGCTATTTTATCTAATGTTTCATCAAAATTATCAAACAGGCCTAGTTCAACAGCTTTTCGATACTGAATTCCCCGAAGCTGTATACCATCATTACGGTAGCTGTATTCAAGTTCCATATATTCTCGTTCACCGATTTTAATTTTAAGCAAATCGCTAATTGTGTAAGAGAGGGCGGCTCTGTAGATTGGTAATGTATATTTACATTTATTAAGTCGAATATCACGTCTCATAAGTTCGACTTCAAGGCACATCCCTAAAGAACGTTTTTCAGGCGGCTGTTTGGGAGCATTTTCTTTCTGCTGATCACTCAGTTCTGCCAAAATATGGGCAAGTTTTGGAAATGTCACCACTTTCTTGTATTTGAAAAGATTATAACAGGCTTGCTTTAATTGGGTTTCAGAATAATCCCCAAGCTCTTTAATCCATTGTTCAATAATTTTTTCAGGCTCTTGCCCGTCTTTTGGTTTGTTCAGCCATACTGGCTCTCCGTACAAATCGTACAGAATTTCGAACACACAATTCATAACTTTGTGTTTTTTATTTAGCATATCGACTACTGACATTATGCTATCCCCTTGGATTTCAGTAAATCCGCGAAACTCATTTTCTTTGAAACAACTGGTTTGTGAGAATTTTTTGATAAAATATCCGAATGTAATGAGGATATTTTAGTTTTTAAATTCTTCTCTTCTTGAGTCGTGGACATTGGTCGGACTCTTGGTTGGTCGTTTATTGGACTTTCTGCGGACTTCTGGTTGGTCGGCTGTTGGGCTTTGGGTTGGACGTTTTCAGTAGAAAAATCTTGAAAACAGCTATAATTTTCAACAGTTATCAGAGAATATTGGTTGGTCGTTTTGATGGCTATAACACCGGACGTCTTGAGCTTGTCAAGGGCTGTCCTTATCTGGCGCTCGCTTAGAGATAGTGTTTGTGCCAGCTCCATTCTGCCGGTTATGATTTGGCCGCGTTTTACATCAATATTGCGCCACCGCTTATCTTCATAGTTAGCTGTTAGCAATAGGTGCATGAATACCCGAAAGGTATTTGCATCTCCATACCATTCCCACTCCGTAATTTTTCTGTGAAGTTTTATCCAACCGCTCATTATAAACTTCCAGATGGATAATTATTTTTTTACAATATTTGTATTTTGGGCGATATTTTCGCGTTCAAAGGCAATTATGCTGTCCAAAGAATAAAGGATTTTTCTTCCGATTTTTATAAAATGTGGGCCGAATCCATTTGTACGCCAATGTTCTATCGTATTCGGATTGAGTTTCCAACGCTGTGAAAGTTCTTTGGTCGTTAAATATTTAATATCATTCATAGGCTTTTCCTCTCTAAAAATAATTTGAATTTCAAAAATAGTTTTTAGAAAAAAATTATGTTTTAGAAGTCGGATAGGTCAGAATGAAAGTCGGATTACATCGGATATATTACTATTAACTTATTTATGCCTCTTGTTTTCTGAACTTTAAACTCGGATATATGTCCGAGTTTCCGGTAAATTATCTTGTGTATTAGTCAATTTTTAACCGATAATATCCCTTTGCTTTATATATGATTCTGTCGCAAATAGGATGAGATTTAAATAAATCCATTAAGTGTTGTGTTCTAGCACCACAATCAAATAAAATATTTTTTCCAAGCACCCACGGATTAGAAGTAAGGGAAGCCTGATATAAAATTTTTATAATACGGGCCTGTAACGGGCCGAATGAAAAATGGGAATTATCTATGGTTAATACATTGTCATCAAAACCAATCTTATTATTGGGTATGGCATTGTTCCAAAGCGGGAGATCTTCCTGATAAGTTAATTGATGTTTTTTCTCAAATATTTCTAGGTCTTTCAGAAAAATCATTAAATCGATTCGTCTAATTGTTATTTGTGACGGTTCTATTAAAATATCCTCTGTACGTCCATCCGCCGATAAAAAATGACGGATTACCTGTTTATGATGACGAAAAAGAGCATGGCAGTCATCTGGATGCAAACATTTACACCCCGAATACTGTAACATATTCTGGGGTGTAGCTTGGGAATTACTTAATTTTACTGAAAATACTTTAATATAGGCTGGTATTAAACCATTCTCTATGCAGTATTCCACATCTTTGATGTTTCTACGCCATCTAGCGGATACCTCGTTCAAATAAAAATAGTTCTTTATCGGAAATGGCATTTCTTATTATCCTTGATATTGTTATCTTAAATGCTATTAACAATAGCGATAATAATTATATTTCGCCATTTGGTCTGGTCAAGCAACAGAAAGTTGAATTTCCTGATTTAAAAATTAATAAGTTCAGAAAGCGTATCTGCAACATCAAATACCGGTTTGTTCGCTAAGTGGGCATAATGTTTAATCATTGCTGTTGATTTATGTCCTAACATTTTTGCAATAGCCGCCTCGCTATGTCCGTGAGATATCGCCATACTTGCTGCAGTATGTCTTAAATCATGGACTCTAAAATTTTTGATGTTTGCATTTTTCATAATTGTGTACCATGCTGTTTTGAAATCGGTATTATAGCCATAAAAATTTCTCCCTTTAATAATATATTCGGATAATTCCCTTTCTGGCCGGCAATATAATTGATTTAAGATTTCCATTGCCTTACTATTTAAGAAAATAACCTTTTGACCAGTTTTGCTTTTAGGAAGATTGATAAGATGATTGTCAAAATCAACCCATTCCCATTTACAGGTTAAGATTTCATTTTTACGCGCTGCAGTTAATAAAAGTAAACGGATTGCCGCAACGGTATAAATCATTTCGGGCTTTCTTTTTTCTGCTTTTCTTAATTCTTCGGAAAAACGTTCCATCTCATCACTGCTTAAATATCTAATGCGAACTTCTTCTTTGAAACGTTGAACATTACGGCAAGGATTGGTATTAGCAGTTCTTAGGTTCCACTTTTCCATAAGGTTAAACATTAAATTTAATAGGCTCAGCATCCTGTTTGCGTTGTATTTTATGCCTGATAAGGATTTATGCAACCTATCAACATCATTATTATTGATTTCTATAATTTTTCTTTGTGCAAAAACAGGTTCAATATACAAGCGCCATAACTGCTCATTATTTTTTAAATATGTATCCTTATTTTCTTTGAGATTTACATAATCGGATTTAAATAATTCCCAAAATTCTGATAAGGTTTCAGCTTTTCGCAAACCTAGTTTATTTTCCTGTGGATCATTGCCTTCATGCACCATTCTAAGCAATTTGGCGGCGTTTTCCCGCGCTTCCTTACAACTTAATGTGCTGATATCTCCAAAAATATACCAGCGCTGAACAGCACTTCTTCCTCCCATTGCTGTTCGATATTTAATTACAAATTTTTTCTGCCCATTAGGGATAACTTTCAGGGCAAAACCTTTTACCGTATCATCCCAAATATAATAGATTTTATCTCGGATTTCTGCATTGTTTATGATTGTAGATGTTAATGTTACCATGATTTTCCTCCATAAAATTAACTTTTCATTAATATTCTAGCTTATGGGCGGCTGGAAGCAAGCTCTTTATTAGGGAAAATCAATAAGTTACAGTAAAAATCAGTTTAATCCATAAAAAAATGTTGATAAAAAAGCACACAGTATAACGTATTGAAATTTAATGATAATTTTGGGTTGGTGGTAGCTTGAGACTTAAAAGGGGATAAAAACGCTATTTTTATGATGAATTAAATAGGCTAGATAAAATAAAAACCCTTGGAAAACCAAGGGCTTGAAACTGGTGCCGATTGAGAGACTCGAACTCCCGACCCACTGATTACAAATCAGTAGCTCTACCAACTGAGCTAAATCGGCATAAAAAAAACTAAATTTTCAAAATCAACTTCATACAAATAAATACAATAATTCTTAAATCGAGCTACCACCGAGCTACCACGCTCATTACCGCTAGCACCATTTAGCGATTCCAACATACAGCTCAAATTCAGTATAACTCTTTGTCCACAAAAGAAAATCGTTTAAATTCAATCCTCTATGAACCGAGCTAAAGACGATTACAAATCAGTAGCTCTACCAACTGAGCTATGTTGGCAATCAACTGCCACTCCTTATATAGTGTACATTTTTGAATGTCAATAACTTTTTTGTGATTGTTTATATTTTTTAGCATAAAAAATCTCAAAAATAACTTTGAATTTTTTTATTGTATTTGTATGCTATTTTAAAATATTTTGTTAGAGGCTAATATGCAACCAAATGATTTTGATATAGAAAAACATCGTCCTCAACCGCTTTTGCGTTCGATAAATTGTTGCGGGATAATTACAGGCAAAGGAAATTTGAAAAGTAGAACGGTAAAAGTTAGTCCTTATGGGATGAGCGTATCTACAGATAAATTGTTCAATACTACGGTAAAGAGTTTAGCCTCTTTATGTGGTATAACGACAAACTTTAATAACTTATTAATAAGAATTTCTCCAGATAAGCAAGCAAAGATTTATGTAGATAATTTTCCATTTAGCATTGGTGTATTGCTTAATAAAAAGAAAGAAGCCGGTCTTGCTATTTTTGACAGTGAAGTTGACGATATTGCCTCAATAAGTTTTTCCGATGCATTTTATGATGTCTCACCGCAGGATAATGAACAAGTTGTTTAGGTTTTCCGCCACAATTTTAATTTTGGTCTTTATTATGATTTTAGATCAAATATTAAGGCGAGTGATACGATGAAAGGAATGAAAGATATTTACTCGTATGTTCATTTTTTGGAGTTCTATAAAAACTTATCAGATAAAAAACTTGCATCTTTAATCAAAAAAGGTTGGTTTCCGTTTATTGCTTTAACTACTGCTCAATATAGCTTTATTGCAAAAAATTTACATTATATTCCTAAGTTATGGCTTAAACAAAATTTTAATAAAGAGTATATTCAATCTCTGACTGAAAAATGGATGCAAAAAAAAGCATTCCGAAATAGACAAGATTTTTTAAATGAAGGTCTGTCTTCTTTTTTTGAAGGAAAGTATATCGCTTCTATTTCTACTTTGCTTCCTCAAATTGAGGGAATTATTGCCGAAAAATATCGTGAGGAAAACGGTAAAGAATTAGCATCATCCTCTAACCAGATTATAGCTTATATAGATAATTTAGCCCAAACATCTTGTGAAGACTATAATAGGTTGCTGTCTTGTAATTTTAAGGATTATTTGAAAAATTTTATTTTTAGAAATGGTATGAAGTCTGTAGATTTAGAGCTAGCAACTCGCCATACTCACAGCCATGGAAGAGCGATTGCGAAAGATTATACTATTGAGCGTAATATTCAAATTATTTTAGCTCTTAATCAGTTGTTCTATTATATTCCAGATAAAGCTAAGTGAGTGCCGAGTGAGTGAAGTACATACAGTTAGCGATTCCAATGAGCAGTTTAAAGATGTTTAAAATTTTGAAAAATTGCTTGTATCCTTTGTCGGCTAACGATTTTTTATTTAAAATCAATCGCTTAAAAATGTGTAAAATCAATCGCTTAAAAGATTTGTAATCAGTGGGTCGGGGGTTCAAGTCCCTCAGTCGGCACCATAAAAAAAACCTCCTTATACGGAGGTTTTTTTTATGGTATAAATTTTTGGGACTTGAACCCAAGCGGGCGCGAACCGATAGAAAACACCGCTGCTCCGGTGTTTTCGTTGTGAGCGGTGATGGTTTGTCGCCGAGCAAACAAGCCTATGCGAAGTGCGCGAGGCATACAAACCGAACTCCCCAAGTCCCTCAGTCGGCACCATAAAAAAAACCTCCTTATACGGAGGTTTTTTTTATGGTATGAATTTTTGGGACTTGAACCCAAGCGGGCGCGAACCGATAGAAAACACCGCTACTCCGGTGTTTTCGTTGTGAGCGGTGATGGTTTGTCGCCGAGCAAACAAGCCTATGCGAAGTGCGCGAGGCATACAAACCGAACTCCCCAAGTCCCTCAAATCGGCTCTTCAAAAAAAGTTCTGCCGATTTAATCAATCCCGCAAAATATTTTCCCGATTTAAATTGATATTTAAACATTTTTATACCATATTGAAAACTGATATATAAAAAAGTTGTAAATGAGAGGTTTTGATGGCATTTAAAACAAAGCGGCTGCTGAAAAAAATCGTATCCTGGTCCGGCTTATTCTTCTTTGTCGTGGCGGCTTACATGATTTACCACCAGCTTTCCAAATATAAGCTTGAAGACATTAAGGACGCGCTTGTCAGCATTCCGGCACACAATTTGTTTTTAGCCTGCATGGCCTCGCTCGGCGGTTATGTCGCCTTGTCCTCTTATGACTTTCTGGCTCTGAGATACATCGGCCGCAAACTGGCGCCCTGGAAATGGATTTTTGCCGGATTTATCGGCTTTTCCATCAGCAACAACGCCGGCCATGCCATCGTTTCCGGCGGCGCAATCCGTTACCGGCTCTACACGCGCTGGCGTTTCCACGCTTCCGAAATCGTCCGCATGGTCACTTTTTCCGGTTTTACCTATCTGGTCGCCTGTTTCTTTCTGATTATTCTCGGCTATTTTCTGACACCGGATCACGCTTTCGGCGAAGGTTCGGTTTCGCACCTGACCACTCTGACCGTAACGGTCATCTCCGCACTCGGCCTGCTGATTTATTTCGGCGCGTCGCTGTTTTACAAAAAGCCCATAATCATCAAAGACGTCGAATTTGACATTCCCTCTTTCAAAATGGCGCTGGCGCAGGTTTTCATCGGCGGTGCCGACATTCTGCTCGCCTCTCTGGTGCTGTACTACTCGCTCACGCCTTTCATGGACATTCCGTTTGACGTCTTTATCGGCGTTTTCATCATCGCGCAGGTTCTCGGCGTGTTCAGTCAGGTTCCGGGCGGTCTGGGCGTTTTCGAAGGTCTGTTCCTGTACATTATCCCGGGCGACCATAACCAGGCGCTGATTTTCGGTGCCCTGATTGCCTACCGCATTATCTACTACCTTTTCCCGCTGATTATCTCCGGCATTGTCCTGTTTACCTACGAATGGTACACAAACTACTCCCGAAACCGGCGTTTGAGCAAATAAGCGAAGCCCCTCTTCCGAGGGGCTTTTTCTCAT